TCCAGTCATCTTCCGGACGCGATCCAAGGGCAGGAGTTCTTCCAACTTTTCAGCGGCGCCCATGTGCCCTCCCTCGTGCCTCGGAACTCGTATCCAGACGCAGCGGCATCTGCAGGACATTGCCCACCTCAGGCAGCGGACGTGCCCGTCTCGGTGCTCTTGAGGGTCGATTCAATCGCAGCCACTCAGCCATGGCGGAATCAATGTCTGGCTTCTTGACGGTTGCTTTGCAACGGCATTCGATGAAGTGGCCTCCGCCAGCGGCAGTGCCTCGCTGGTCGTGGATGTGCCGCGCGCTGTGACCGGCTGAGCAAGAGGGGAGGCCTTCGGGGTGGCTGATCTGACGCTGTGTCATAGGACACCTCCGGTAGAAGTGGAAAAGCCGAACGGCTTAGGATTGAAGGGATGAATCAGTTCGAGAATTCGACGCATGCCGAGCTGTATGGCTGTGCCGTCGCCGCGGCGGGCACGCTGCGGATGAGCGCCGATGTCCAGCAGCTTGTGGCTGAGGGAAGGCCGACGACCCACGCACAGCGCCGTTTGATTCGTCCGGCGGACGCTTATGGCGCTGACCGAGTGCTGGCGGATCTGCTGGATGCGCTGGCACGCCAGGTGCACCACGGACAGCACCTCGAGGGAGATGCGGAGCAGCTGCTGCTGGACCCCGCCGAAAGCCTGCTGACCGTGTTCGGGCCGAAGCTGTCCGAGGCGCAGCGCAATGCCAGGCATCAGATCGTGTTGGAGGCGGCCAACGTCACGCTGCGCAGTCGCGCGGCAGCGTGGCTGTATGACGGCCAGCCCGGGCAGGCTCGCCATGCGCGTGCTGTCGCCAGCAACAGCGGCTTGGCCAAGGTGCTGGCCCAGCTGGAAGAGATTCGTGCGAAGGCTCGTCATCGCTGACGCCCCAGGTTGTTGAAGAAGCGACGCACGAAGTAGCCGCGCAGGATCGAGATCACCGTGTAGACCACGGTGATGCCGAAGGCCTTGCCCGCCCCGACGATGTAGCCGAACGCGGCCAGTACGAAAGGCGTGGCGGCCCAGGAGATGGCGAAGCCGATGGCGGTGCTGACATTGGCTTCGATGAGCGACTGGAGGCGGGTCTGGCTCATGCGAACAGGTCCAGTTGGGCCGGGAGCTCCGGCGGCTGGGTGAGCAGTGCGTGCGCAGTGGTGCCCCCGAGTTGTTCCATTCGCTGCAGAAGGCGGCCGGCATAGTTCTCGTTGTTCCTGATGAACCAAGAAAGCCGGGCGGCCCCGAACCTGTCACCAGGGCGCGCGCATAGCCGCAGGGCTTCCCGCTCTTTGCGCATTTCCCGGATGTGATGCACCGTTTGGGAGTGTGCGCCAGGCAGGCGCCGGCGGTCGTACTCGTCCTCATCCTTGTCAGGCACATGCACCAAGCCTTGGGCGGTCATCGGAACATCTCCAGTTGCTGCGGCGCGCCGGCGCGCCGAACTGCGTAGATGCCCGCTTTTCGCTCTTTCAGAAGGTCTTGGGCGATATTGAAGTGGTAGCCCCGGCCGTTCATGTCGGTGATGCAGGCCATCGGGAAGTAGCAGACTGCGATGGCCCCGGAGAAGAACAGGTAGTAGCCGCGACCACACGGCGCGCGGCCGCTCTCGGTGCTGCTGACCAGCATGTCGCGCGTCCAGCCGGCAGCAATGCGGACGGCCACCGCGTTCGATGCGATCTCCCATGCTTCGTCTCGGTCCATGATCCGGGAGGACACCAGGCCCATGGTTCGTAGCGCGGCGTCCATGTCGCCGGTAGCGAGCGCCTGAAGCGCCTGACCGCGAGCCTGCCATAGGCGAGCATCCTGGGGACCGATTGAGTCGAGCTCGAGCCCGGACATGCTGGCCAGCTGCCAGCCGAGCTCGCGGTGGCCGATTGAAGCGGTGTCCATCATGGCCTCCCATGCGGCAGCGCCGGCGCTTGTTGCGGCGCAGGAACGGCGTTGGCCAGCTTTCCTGTTTCGTCCATGAGCCTGATGGCATCGAGCTCAACTTTCACCGCACCGATGTAGGTGCTTGCAACCATGCTTGACGTCTTAGCGCGCTCGATGACCAGGCCCATGTCCTCTACGCTCAGACTGTCGTCTCCCAAGCGTTCGAGCATGGCGACCAGGTGATCGCGGACGTCACTGACCTTGTTTTTCATTCGACTGCTCCTTCGTGCGCGCGTTCACGCGGCGGGTGATCCTGGCCTTCAGGCGGATCAGCTCTTTAATCTCGGGGGGATAGCGGTTGTGGAAGCTGTTTCGCCGCATGTTCTCGGCCAACGTAAGCAGTTCCAGACGCTCGGGTGTGATCTCCGATGCTGCAAGGGTCTTCATGCCTGGTCGAAACACAACGATGTGGCCGGCAGGTATTTCACCGTGAGCTTCCTCCCACACCATCACGTGCACTGGGCGCCAGCGCATGGCCGGGAAGATGGAGGGATCGTCAGTGATCTTTCGCATGATCACCCCACGTTTGGGATCCAATTTTTCTGTGCCGATGGGCACGTAATTCCTGGACTCGCTGGCCGGCCGGCCCTTCTTGAACTGGGTTTCCTTCATACGGCCTGATGCCCAGCCTGGGCGTCGCAGCCCCTTATTCGCTGGCACTTGGCCGGCCTTAAACCGAGTCGCAATCGACGCCGGCTCCTCTGTGCCGTTCCACAGTCGGGCGAGCGGCTGTGTTTCGAAGTCAGTGGCCTTCTTCAGGCCAAGCTTTGCCGCGCGCTGGTAGATCGAGGCACGTCCGCGCCCAAGGATGTGTGCAATCAGGAAAGCCGGGAATCGCGGCCAGTTGATGCGCAGGGTTTCGTCCTCGTCTGCGGTCCAGATCCGGCCGTTCATCGCCAGCCCCGCAGGTACTCGCCGAACGTCACGCCCCCGTCGTAGCGCAGGAACTGCTGGTAGCGCTGCTTCGACCTGGTCAGTTTCGGCGGCGGAGGGGCGTGCTCATGCACCGCTGCGCGGCCGGCATCGGTGACCGTGAACAGGTCGTCGCCGCCGGTGATCGCGTTGCCCGCGCGCTGGACCATGAATCCACGCTCGACCAGCGCCATGCAGTTCCGGTGGTCGGCTCCGCCCTCGCCGGTGACGAAGTGGTTTCGATAGCTGCGCTCACGGCCACTTTCGCCGACGCCCAGGGCGTGGCGAAGAATGTGCAGTTCGGCATCTGGCAACAGTTTGGTGATCACGTCTGCACCGCCTTGCCGCTGTCGATCAAGTACATCTCGTGTGCGACACGGTTGTCAGCAGCCTTCGTGCGGTCGTCGCGGTACTTGGCGCAATCCAGCCACGTATCCATATCGGCGCGGCTAGGCCGATATGCCTTGGTGAAGAACGTGTAGCCGCCGCAGCACTGATACCCGTGCCAGCCGCCTGCATGAGGTCCAAGCCGGATAGCGAGCGCGGACGCGCCCGTGCCATACCGAACCAGGTCACCCTCGTGTGGCCATTCATCGACGGCGGAACCAGGATTCCCCGGCAACGGCGTGTCGAAGTGCAGAGCGTTTTTCGCTTCCTGCTTGGCCCGAATCTTCGCCATCACGTCGGGCTGGTTGATGCGATCCAGCTCAGCATCGCCAGCAGCGTGCATGTCGATTCCCGCCACCCAGCAGTAGCCGGCGAGGGTGACCATGACGCCGCCGACTTCCTGCGCCGGCTCGCCGACCGGGCGGCCGAACACGTAGTCCACCAGCGTGGGCACGCGCGCGCTGTCGTAGTCGTGGGCCTGCAGCAGCTCCAGCACTTCTTCCAGCAGTCGGTCGCCGCGCTCGGTCATGTTGCTGTAGAGCGACGGCAGGAAGCACTGGCCCATCCGTTCGGCCACGCCGGCCTGGAAGGTCTGCCCCACCGGCTGGCGGGCGGCAATGGCCTCCCCGCGCTGGTGCAGCATCATGCAGAAGTTGGCCACGTCGCGCGGGTCACCCTTTTCCACGTGGTCGCGCAGCATGCGGGACAGGTCATCGGCGGTGCACTGTACGGGGTCTTCCCAGCCGCCACGGCCCTTGGCGCGGGCAGCGGCCATCTTGGCCTTCATTGCTTCGGCAAAGGCATCCACGGCAAGGTCATCGGGGTGCTGCTCGGTAGCCGACTGGCGGGCGGCGAGGGCTTCCAGGTCCGGACGCAGCGCCATCGGCAGAACGAACCACGCATAGGGGCCATCTTCGGTGTCGCCCTTCCACGCGAGGCGCCAGTCGCCATCTGGCGCTTCCGGATTCCAGGCGCGCATCTCCTGCCAGTACAGCTCATCGCCTTCGTCCATAGCCGACTCGGTGAACTCGCCTGCAACAGTCTGGAAGTCGAAACCCTGAGCGTGAACCAGTTTGTCCAGCGCATCTTCGCGATCATCGGGCCAGCACGGGAGATCCGGGTGGGTGATATCGCCATATTCGGTCGGGGCGGGCAGGCGTTCGGCTTTGTAGAGCCCGCGCCACGGGTCGGCGAGGTCAATGTGCTCATCCCCCTGACCGGCCAGGGAGGGCTGCATGGAGGCGAGGGCGGCGTCAAGTTCGTCAGCGAGACGGTTTAGGTAGTAGCGCCCGTTGCTGGGCGATCCGCCGATCAAAGGGTGGTACGGAGGAAGGTCGGCGCCGTTCATGCCACGCCACCTTGCGGCGAGCGCAAAGAGATCGGTGGTGTTGACGTGGTTGGTCATACTTGCTCCTTGGCTGGACGCCACGGGATGGAATGGGTGCGCCGCTCGGCTTGGAGACTGAAGCGTCGACGTCGGGCTGCGGTTTCCAGCCACGGGAACCGGCGATGTAGCTTGGCGGCGAGGCGAATGCTGTTGGCATGCCGGAGGTGGCCCATGTAGCTGGCCAGCTGTGCCTGGACGACCCGGAGCTCTGCCGGCGTGGCGCGGATCCTGCGGGACTGCACGTGTTCCCGTTCCCATGCCGTTATCGCTTCCTTGGCATGCGAAACGACACGCTTGCGCACAGTGGTGTGGGTCGGGTGGATGATGTAGCCGAGGAAATCCAAGCCATCGGTCATTGGGCGTAGCCGGATATCGTCCTTCAGTCGGAGCCTCAGGCGCTCGGCCAAGAAGGCCTCGATTTCGATCAGCCACCGCTGCAGCTGGTTTTTGTCCTGGTGAAACAGCACGAAGTCATCGACATAGCGGATGTATCGCTTCGCCTTGAGGGTGTGCTTCACGAACTGGTCAAAGACGTTCATGTAGACGTTGGCCAGGAACTGGCTGGGTAGGTTGCCTATCGGCAAGCCGCACCCGCGTGCTGCGTGCTGCAGCTGCTTATGGCGTGGCACCAGTGCGCGCTGCACAGCGCTAGAGCGGTGGCGCACGCCGTGGTCGCAGGCCGACCTGCGGAGTAGGGCATGCATGACCTGCTGCACGCGTATATCCACGCCGGAATGCTGCATGGCCGGCTTCAACATCCCCCAAAGGATCTCGCGCGAGATCGAGTAGAAGAAATTGGAAATGTCCAGCTGAAGGTAGAAGCCGCCTCCTTGACCACTGTGAACCTGGCGCATGAACTGGCTGGCACGCCTGACAGCTGCATGCGAGCCCTTGCCGCGGCGGTTACCGAAGCTGTCATGGATGAAGATCCGCTCAAAGGGCGGCTCCACACGCTCCACAGCCCAGGTATGCAGCACCCTATCGGTGAAGTCGGGAGCATAGATCTCCCTGGCCTTTGGCCGCGTGGCTACGAAGGCCGTGTATGGCGATGGCTCCCATGTGCCGCTGTCGATCTGTTGTTCCAGGTCCAGCAGTCGGTCTGCCCACTTGGCTTCAAATGCCAACTTGTTGAAACTAGGCTTCTTGCCGCGTCGTGCAGCCAGATAGGCCCTATACAACTGCTCGAACAGCGTCCTGTTTGTTCCCTGATACTCACCGGACACGCGAACCGCACGCGCGAACGCGCGGTTGTTGTCGTTGTTGTTGACGTTGCCGTTGTTGAAACCGACCACGACGCGGCCGCCCTCGAACTCGGGAGCCGCCTCCCCATGCGCTTGGGACTGGCCTGCGCATCCGGTCTGGTAGCGCAGCTTCGTCATTTGTAGACCCCCGCAGGGGCGACATGGGTACTCAGTATCTGGCCGCTCTGGGCAGCGCCTTGACGCTGTCCATTCTGGGCACTGGGGTGCTTCTGACCTTTTGACCATCCACCGGCCTGCCGTCCGATTTCATCGGCCTGGCGGTACAGGTGCTGGAACTGACGGAAGCTGCTGAATGCCCGTACGTCCTGGGCAAGCTGCATGTCTTCCTTCAGTTGATCGATTTCGTGTCGAAGCTGTTCAAGCCACTGTGCCTGGCGTGCCTTGTCATGCCACACACGTAGCACCAGACCCTGAAGCTTACGCGCCTGTGCGCGCAGGATGGCTCCTGAGCTATGTTTGTGGATCCGGTAGAAGCCCTGCACTGCACGCTCAATCTCAGAGCGGAGGCGTCGGATATCCTGCGCGATCTTCGGGGTCTGGTAGCTCATATGGATTATGCCAATGCCAAATTACTGACCGGACACGCGAACCGCACGCGCGAACGCGCGGAAGTAGCCGACGCTGACGACGACGCCGAAGTAGAAACCGACCACGACGCGGCCGCCCTCGAACTCGGGGTGCGGCTTGTTCGTCCAGTACCAGCCGTCCTTGATCGTTTCGTCGCGGCTGTATGCTCCGTTGGCGTTCTTGTGGTCGTAGCTGACGTGGGCAAACAGCTCATGAGGCGATTCGATGCGCCAGCCATCGCCGAGCGTCTTCAGCTCCTCCAGCATCTGCGCTTGGGTGATGCGCTCGCCATTGCCAAGCACACGCACCTCGCCATGGTCTGACACGTGTGCCACGGTGCTGGCCGGGTGCCGGATGGAGATATCCAGTTCACCAATGGTGATGTTGATAGTGTTGTTCACGGATAATCCTTGTTGGGCAAAGGGCGAATTACTGACCGGACACGCGAACCGCACGCGCGAACGCGCGGTAGCTGACGCCGTTGCTGACGCCGCCGAAGTAGAAACCGACCACGACGCGGCCGCCCTCGAACCACGGCGTTTCCTCATTCGTCCAGTAGTAAGCAGGCTCGATGCTCTCGTCGTGGCTGTGTGCACCCTTGGCGTTCGTATGGGTCAGCGGGGAACGCAGCGCGAATAATTCGTGCGGCGATTCCAGACGGAAATCCGGGCCGAGTTCGGCCAGTTCCTTCAACATCTGGCTCTGGCTGATGCGGTTGCCACCGCCCAGGACGCGTACTTCCAGGGCCGGGGCAGACGCGTAGGTCATGCTAGGAACTGCGGTGGTGGGCTGTTTGTTGTTCATGGGTGACTGGTCCTATGGCTGGGGATGTTGTTCAATCAACGGAGCTGATGTGGAAGGCAGAGGAAAGGACGTCGAACAGCCGGCCCAGTTCACCGATCTGCAGCGCAAAGCGCGCATCCAGTTCGGCGCGGCGTCCGTCCACATCGGTGTCTTCCAGCTTGTCGAGCGCACCGTCGAGGAAGCGGAGCTTCCGCACGACCAGGTCATCGCTCAGTACCAGCGACAGGTTGTCTTCCAGCACCAACTGGAGACGGGTCACCTGCTTGCCGGCGTCCAGGTGCTTGTCGATCTCGTCGCAGCGCAGCTCCTGGTGCTGGCAGCGCACCAGCGCACCACCAGTCATGGGATCTTCCAGCTGGCATTCCTCGCCGAGGGTCAGACCCACCGGCATCGGCTCTCCAGCAATCCAGCCCGTCAGGACTGAGCGCGGTGCGACCTCGGCATTCAACGGGAGCGCTGGGAAGCTCCCCAGCAAGCCGCGAATGTCGGAAATGACGTTTTCGGCTACCTTGCGGCTGCTGGTGTCCACGAAGGCGACGCCACGGGCTAGGTCCAGGAAGACGTCATGACGGGACGACTTCACGAAGGCCTTCGGCAGCATCTCGTGCAGTAGGTCGTCCTTCATGCGCTTGCGCTCGCGGCCACCCGGGCGGCGGCCTTCGTTGGCCTCGATGGAGGCCAGCTTCTGTTCCAGCGCCTCGGCAACCGCGGCAGCAGGCAAGATCTTGTACTGGCCGCCGACAGTCAGCCACAGCCAGTCGCCGATTGCGTGGTGCAGCTGCTCGGTCTCGTCGCGACCGAAGGGGGAGATGAAGCCACGCGAGGACAACTCCAGTGGGCCGACGGGCTGCAATGCTGCAGCCGGCAGCAGCGTGGCGACTTCCGAGAAGTCGATGCTGGTCGGGAAGCGGAACATGACGAGGTTACGGAAGAACATGGGAATCCTTTCTTAGGGAGGGTCAGGCCGCAGTGCGGTCTACAGGGCGATGGCGCGAGTAGCCCACCGGTTCGATAGGGATGCCATTCCAATGCAGTTCGGCGTCCTTCATGGGCTCGGGGCGGCAATCGCGCACAGCTCCTTCGAGCCAGCTTTTCGGCGCTCCCGCCACTCGGCTTTTGCCTGCTCGCGCACTGGGCGTTGCATGCGGGTCAAAATGCGACGGCAGCAATGCCGGTGGTCTGCGGCATCCAGCGCGATGCGATCGGGCAGCCTCCGCTTTACGGCGACGAAGCCTTCGATAAAGGTCCGCACCTGGCCGCGCACGATCTCGACCTTCGGCGTATCGCCGTCAGGCGTGTTCGGGAACTCTGGCGTGGATGCGAAATCGACAACGACGGAAGCGCTCATGGCATGCTCGCGATCAATGGCGGAATAGGTGCCGGCATGTAGGACCCGGCCTGCGCGGGACCCAGCGCAGGGGGCGCTCGGCAGGGGGGATTCAGTGGATGTCGTCGGTGAGGCGGCAGCGCCTACGTTGGGCATCGCGCCTGCGGGCCTCGGCATTGCGCCGCATCTCGTCACGGAAGGCGGGCCAGCTACTGCGGGTTTCGACCACGGCGCGCCAGGCGAAGTACAGCAGGCCGACGAGGAACAGCAGGGTGAAGCTGTGGGCTCCGGTCCAGATGGCGCGCAGCAGCAGCGCCAAGAGGAAGGAGGCGACCAAGACGCAGTAGAAGGGCAGGGTGAGGTGGCGCATCACCGGGCCTCCGTCGCGAGCTGCAGGAAAAGCTGCGCCACTGCGTGATGGTCATTGCCGCTGTCGTGCTGGGGGAAGAATGCGATGCACTGGCCGTTGGCATCGACCACCTGCGTACCGTGGCTCGGCCACTCGGTGTCGATACACCACGGAGTCGGTGGCAGGGTGTTCTGGCGCATGGCTGTCGGGTGCTCAGTGGTCAGGTCGGCATTGCCGAGCAGGATTCCGGCATCAGCCGGGGAAGGTGGGGCAAGGGGCGGCAGACCGCGCGTCATGTCGGCTTCGAAGTCGAGCGGCTTCATGCCACGTCACCCCCATTGAGTTCGTCCCGCATCTGACGGCGCAGGCGCTGTGCGGCCGCCACGACGGCGTTGCCGCGCTCGCCGCGGCGCTGGGCGTCGCAGAGCTTATTGATCATGGGCTGTGGGTCCATTCCTGCTGCGCGGACGTTGTCGCGCACGGTCTGGAACGGGCGGAAATCGAAGACCTGGGCGCTCATGCGGCACCGCCAACGCGCTTCAGAACCATGCAGCGCGTGCAGACGAACTCGCCTTGGCAGAAGCAACGGTCGGAGCGAACGTGGTCGATCAGCTCTGCGACTGCGGCGCGGGCTTCGATCAGCTCTCGACCATCCTGGTAGTAGTTGCCACCGGCGCGGTCTACCTCTCGCTGCATCACCGCCAGTACATCGACAGGAGCGCTCATGCCGGCATCGCCTTTGCCAGTGCCGAGGTGTATTCGGCGGAGGTGGCTTTGGTCATGCGCAGCTGCTGGGCCGCGCGCTGCAGGTCAACGGCGAGGCGGTCGGCTTCTTCGCTGCCGAGGTAGGTGACGGCGTCACCGATCTGCATGCGGACGCGGTCTGCCATGGTCTGCGCATCGGCGGCGATGGGGCCGTGGACGCGGAGGTTGAGGTTGGCCACTGAGGTCTCCTGCGCCCGGCCTCCGGTGCGGAGGGTTCGTGGGCGACGGAGTTAGGTTAGGAATAGCTAACACATTAAGTCAATAGGACTAGCTAACTTTCAGAAATATAATTATGAACGGACATGCCTTCTGTTCATCTATAAGGTATGTAGTTGTCAGGGAGTTCCTGACTGGCGAGAGCTCGAAGGGGTGATAGCTTTCGCATGCGATCGACCGCCTGTTGCGGTGACGCGAATTCAACAGGGGAACATGGATGAAGAGTTTTTTCGCGGCAGCCGCCGTGGTGCTGCTTGTGCCTGGCTGTGCGTCTGTATTGAACGAGTCGACTCACCCGATGCGCGTCGATACCCTCACGGAGAGCGGGGAGGTCATAAACGGAGCTGAGTGCTCTGTGACCAATGACAAGGGCAAGTTCACGGTCAAATCTGGTGACACGCTCAACGTCAGGCGGTCTTCGAAGGACCTGGACATCACCTGCAACAGCCCAGGGCAGCCCGCCGCTTCCGCGAGGGCCGTGTCGCGTGCCAACGGTGGCATGTGGGGCAACATCCTGTTGGGCGGCGCAGTTGGCGCAATCGTCGACCACAACAAGGGGACGGCCTATACCTACCCGACGTGGTTACAGCTCGTGTTCGGCAAGGTCCTGACGTTCGACCGCCGCAATGAAAAGGACGGCGCGCCTACTAAAGCTGTTGAGGTAACTGGCGAGACCGGAGAGATAGCCTCTCGGCAGCCCTAAGGTCACCGCGGCGGGCCTGTTTCGGGATATCAGGGGTGCCCGCGGCAATGCCATGCCGCCTGCGTAGCTTCGCACTTTGCGTGAAACCTCGGATTCAAAGGTTTCACGCAGCACTCAGGGTTGGCGGTGGATAGTAGGCGGCGTGGGCCACAGTTCGTGCGGGGCCGTCAAGGATCGCACGAGTTCGCCAGGCGCCTTTTGGGATGGTGTAAGTGATACCATTCGCGCAATTCCAGCAGCTTGCTGGTCGTGTGGTTGAGCCACAAACGATCCGCCCCATGGAGGGGGCGGCTATTGGAGAAGTGTATGAATCTGCATTACCGCTTGGGCTGGCCGATGGCACGCTTCCTTGGGCGATGCGGTGTTCCGATTCACATCCGCGTCGATGTGATCCATGACGAAGAAGCAGATGTCTTCGTCGGAATGAGTCCAGACCTTCGCGGTCTTGTGGTTGAGTCGGACACCCTCGAGGGCGTTGTCAGCGAGGCAAAATTGTTGCTGCCCGATCTTTTGATGGAATCTGACCGATGTGCTCGGAGTGTTACGACTGACCTCCGTTATCGGGAACGGGTCGCCCATGCATGAATGGCTATGAGAAGCTGGTCAAGGAAGTCCTAAAGCAGCATGGATGGTGGTTTCTCAGGACAGGCAAGGGTTCGCACGATATCTGGACAAACGGATCTGATACGGTCTCCGTGAATCATGAGTGCAAATCGCGACACACTGCGAACGGCATCATGAAGGCTTGCGGCATCAAGCACCATTTCTAAGAGCCCCGCTTCGGCGGGGTTCTTCATGTCTGTCCCAAATTGGGCCGGGCCTAGAACTTGCGCAGCCCTGCATGTATGAGGGCCTTGCCCAGGATGCTTACATCGCCTGGATCTGGCCGGTAGGCGGGGAACTCCGTGTTGACGCTTACGACCCACAGCCCGTCCCCGCGCTTCTGCAGCATCTTGATCTGCGTCTCGCCGCCGATGTTGATCAAGTAGTAGTCGTCACCGTCGAAGTAGTCGACGCTGATATCGATCCAGACGATGTCGCCGTCTTCCAGCTTGGGGCGCATGGATGGCCCACGGCCGGTGATGATCTGGATTCGACCGGGCTTGGGCAGGAAGCCGATCTTGCGGCGAACCTCCCACTCAGCAACCTCGATCGTTTTGATGACCTCCGGATAGTCCTGATTGACGATTCCTGTTCCCATCCCTGCGCCCCCTTCGAACAAGTCGAAGCGAACATAGCCGGGAGGCGTCTCAGTCTCCGAGACTATTGCGACAGAGCGCTGAGAAGAATCTGCGTTGAGCATCTTGCCGCGTCCGGTCGCAAGCCAACCTTCATCTACGCCTAAGGCCTTCGCGGCGGCAAGTAGGTTTTCTCCGCGGAGGAACTTCGCTTTGCCAGAGAACCAGCCGTTAACGCTAGGCGCGCTGATGCCGACTCGCCTGGCGAGTTCGGCTTTTGTCAGTCGCGCATGCGCAATGGCAAGTGTGAGGCGTTCGGAAAGAGTTGACATTAGGTAAGGCTAATCATAAGAGAGTTAGGATTGGCTATTGACTTAGAACTTAGCTAGTCCTAATCTCGCGGCATGGACAGCCCGACCGACTCAGAAATCATCGACCGTCTTGGCGGAACCACCGAGGTGGCGCGCATATGCCAAATAAAGCCACCTTCGGTGAGTGAGTGGCGCTCAAGCGGAATTCCGCCAGCACGCAGACAGTTCTTGGCTTTGCTTAACCCCGCTGCATTTGAGTGCGAGCCTCAGGCACCTCTTCCCCGCAACGTGGAACGGGCTGAGATTCGGCGTTTGGTCGACAGCCGGATGAGCAAACGCGCGCTGCGCGCCCGGTTCGGCTACTCGAGCGACGCGCACCTGGCGAAGGTGCTGGGCTTGCCGGTGGAGCAGGTTGAGGGGTGGGGCGAGACAGACACGATCCCGGCGCTGCCGCAGGTGATGAAGCTGCTTGGCCATGAGCCGCAGCCGTTGCCGGCCAATGACCGGCCCGAGGATCCGGACGACAACCGGATCGTGCCGCTGGAGGTTGCGTGATGGCTCAGGCCCGCTCCAGCCGCTCGCCGGTAGCGACGACCTCAAACCCGTCCCCATCCACGTTGACGGCACTTCCGTCGCCCAGGGTGTACCGCGCAAGCCCCTCAATCGAGCTTCGCCCACTGAAGGTCGATGTATCGATGCGGCTTTTGACCTTGAGAACCCAAACCCTGCGTCCGTCTTGGCCGCGCGTTTCGATCTGTTCCGTATCCATGGAGAGCACCAGTGTCTGAGCTGACCCCCGAGCAGGTGCGGGAGCATCACCTGTCGCGCATCCGCGAGTACGCGGCAGAGCACGACCTCGCCGGCGAGCATATCGCATTGATCTTCGAGGCCGGAATGGCGGCCGCCAGCCAGCTTCGGCCGGACCTGGTCAAGAGCGAGGCTTCCTGACATGCGCACGCTGCCAGATAGGTGGAACGTCCGTGTTTGGTTACGTGACTGGCTAACTGCCCCTTCCCGTGCGGAGAGGGAGAGATCGGCTGCCGCAAAACTCAAATCCGATGAGGCCTGGGCCGCGTTCTGCGCAGAGAACGACGTCATTAAAGCCCGTCGCGTTGCAGAAAACGCCCAGCTCGTGGCCCCCGTGACTACTGATCGATGAGCATCTGGGCTGCTATCCGCAGGTCCTCTCCCTCTTTCGGGGGCAGTTCTTTGGCCATGTGGTTCACCAGCTTGATGACTTCGTTCCGGAATTGCTCGTCGTCGGCCTTCGCACGCGTGAGTACACCCACGACTGCCTGCAGTGCCCTGACTTCCGTAATGACCTGTTCCAACGAGTCCATGTCGCCCTCCTTGCGGGCTGTTCGTGTGGTAGAGCCAGCGTAGCGCAAGGCGGGCGGCGCCCGTCGTCCCTGAGTAGTAGTCCATGGCGCACATGATGCGCCGCCTCAATGCCTCGAAAAACCTTGAAACACCTGTATTCCCAAGGTGACCCATGACTTGCCGAACATCCTCATTGAACTGGCTGGACGTCCTCTACAACTCCGTGCGCAAGACGCCCGGCGGCGTGGCCGATGCAGCAGCCTACCTGGCCGACCGACGCGGCAAATCGATGCATCCCGAGACGCTGCGCGCGAAACTGCGCGGCCTGGAGGGTGAGTCGCTGACGATCGAGCACGCCGAACTGCTAACCGAATGGATGCAGGAGAAGGCTGGAGGCAGCGAGTACGCGCTGGAGTGGATGCAGGCACTGGCCGGCCAGTTCGGCATGGCCGTTGACGTGGTCCCGGCGCCGCCGGAAGGCGGCTGGTCGGACGAGATCGGCGCTATCCAGACGAAGCTGCTGGAGATCACCTCACGCGTGGGTCGCCTGTCGGGCACGGCGGTGGAGGCGATGTCGGACCGTTTCATCGACAGCGACGAGGCCGAGCTGATGGTGAGCGAGGTCCGTGCGTTGCGCACGATGGCGCACCGTCTGGAGCGTAACGTTGCTCGAGCCGCCGGTAAGCCTGCGCGGAGGGCGAAGAATGTCTAACCAGCCCGATATCCACGTCAGTTGGCCTACAAGCTTTGTTGCGCTTGTTCCCATCATTGGAAGCCTCTTCCGCGAGGCATACCAATGACAAACCCCGCTCGTTCCACCGACATCGACACGAGCCACGCCGCCGCCGCGCACGTGGTCAGCAGCGGATTACAGGCTGCGCAGCAGGACCAGGCCGCCCGCGCGGTCAAGCAGAACGCCGGCATGACCAGCAATGAGCTGTCGCAGGCCACCGGCCTCGATCGCTACATGCTCGCCCGGCGTCTGCCTGAGTTGATAAAGGAGGGGCGAGTCTACCGCGGCCCGAACAAGCCGTGCCTGGTCAGCGGCCGCAGCGCATGCACCTGGTGGCCGGTGGCCCCGGGCCAGAACTACACCTTGGCGGTCTGAATCATGTTCCAGAACACGCGGGTGTCGATACGATTCGCACTCTACCCAAAGGGGATCTCCCATGGCCGATTCTGTCCTCCAGTCGCTCCGTGCCGTCGAGCGGGCGGGTGGCACAATAGTTTTCAATATCACCACGCCAGCCGGTGGGACTCAGGTCATGGCCACTCCCGAACAGGCTGCGGCCATCGCCGCGGGCTCTGCGCAAGCGTCCAGCCTGCTGGGCCTGACCCCCGTCGAGTATCAGCAGTGGCTGAATCAAGGCGGATATGTGCAGTGCAGTGCTTCAACGAACAGAGGCGCGCGCTGTCGCAATCATGTTTCAGGCACAGCCGTGGTCGATGCGGTCGAGTGGAAAGCATTGAACGATTCTCGGCCGTACTGCCAGGTCCACGGCGGGGAGTAGCACGCTCTCAAGGTCATGCCGGGGGTGCTCTATGAGCGCCCGGGTTACCGGCATGGTGTTCGACAGGTATCCGGGAAGCGGCGGCGAGCTGTTGCTGGCCCTGGCGCTGGCAGATCATGCTCATGACGACGGGACGCGCATCTTCCCGTCCATCGCCTACTTGGCGAAGAAGACGCGGCAATCAGAGCGGTCGGTCCAATACCAGCTGCGCCGGATGGAAACCACCGGTTGGCTGTTGCTGGTGAACTCTGGATTGGGCGGTCGTCGGCGGGGCAGCAACGACGCTGGCGTGACGCGCGAGTACCGGATCAACCCGGGCTGGTTAAAGGGTGAAAAATTTGCACCCTTTGAAAAAGAGGCCGTGGAACATTCCGGAGATTCAGGTTTCGGCTGTGACCATCCGGGTAACGGTGCAGATTCTGCACCCTTAAACGACGATGCAAAGGGTGCAAAAAAGGCCGCTAAAGGGTGCAAAACATCGCGTTTAAGGGTGCAAAAAGACGCGTTTAAGGGTGCAACAGCTATTGCACCCGAACCAAGAGCAACCAAAAGCAACCAAGAGCAACCCTCACAGCGCGAGTGTGAGCGCGACGCCGATCCGGACCGGCTGACCGCCGAGCAGGTGGACGCCGAGCTGTCCGGTTTCGGGGCGATCCCCGTCGGCGTGGACCGCGAACTGCTCGCCCGGTTCCGTCGCCACCGCCAGGCGTGCCGACGCCCGCTGTCTGTCCAGGGCTGGATGCAGGTTCGAGCTGCGCTGGCCGATCTGCTGGCCAACGGCCACGACCCCAACGAATCCCTGAAGCAGACCATGGCCGCAGGGCTGGCCCTGCCCGTGATCCCTGTCGCCACGACTTCCGCAGGAGCCTCCGATGCAACCCCTCAACACGGTTCTGCCGACCACGTCGAAGCGCTCCACCAGCAGTTCGAGCGAGATCGCCGAAGCAGCGGCAACGCTGGAAGTGCTGTCGGCGGATCAGCCGAGTACGTCGATGCAGCTTTCCGCATCGTCGGATGAGCTGGTGAGCGAGCACGCGATGGACGCCCTGTGGACGATCTGGAAGCGGATGGCGGCGATGTTCCCCGGGAAGTG